TACAAGGCTGCAGGTGGGGGGTATAAAGATTGAAAGCGCCACAGCAATCCTTGAAAGATTGGGGTAAGCAAGACTGGACTACTAAAAGTGGTAAAAAGTCTTCTGATACAGGTGAGCGATACCTTCCAAAGGCGGCAATAAAGTCTTTAAGCCCAGCAGAGTACGCAGCAACCACCCGTGCAAAACGTGCAGGTAAGGCGGCAGGTAAGCAGTTTGTGGCTCAACCCAAGACTATTGCAAAGAAAACAGCAGGGTACAGATAATGGCAACTCCTGAAAATGAAGAGGAGAAAAAGTTTCAAGCTAAAATAAGGGCAACTCCTTGGTTCTCTGAGTTTAAAAAAAAGTATGGTGAGGAGCCAAATTTAAGTAGTAGTGCAGATTATGATTACCGCAAAGCAGTGAAAGGCGGGGCAATGCCGCAGAGAGATAAATATGACAATAACAGCTATCATTGGCCTTCAGCTCTTCCTAGCGGGGAAATGTTAAAATCAAAAGACCATCCAACTGCGTGGAAAGAAAAATACATGAGAGCAACTGGAAAGAATCCAGATGCTACGGGGGTAACAGAAGAAGCGGCAAAAAAGATGGGGTACAAGAAGGGCGGCTCAGTTAAATCTTCAGCCTCTAGTCGTGGAGATGGGGCTGCTAAACGTGGTAAGACAAGGGGTAAGATCTTATAATGGCTAAGACACCTGCATGGACGCGAAAAGAAGGCAAGTCTGAGAGTGGTGGTTTAAATGCTAAAGGTAGGGCCTCGTATAATAAGGCTAATCCAGATAAGCCCGGGCTAAAAGCCCCGCAGCCAGAAGGTGGTAGTCGTAAGAAGTCATTCTGTGCGAGAATGTCTGGGATGAAGAAGAAGTTGACCTCTGCTAAAACAGCGAACGATCCAGATAGCCGCATAAATAAAAGCCTTCGGGCATGGAAATGTTAGATGACAACTTCGAGCGTTACAACATTTAATCTTGACCTTAATAATATCGTAGAAGAGGCATTTGAGAGATGCGGCGCTGAACTACGTAGTGGTTACGATATGCGTACTGCGCGTAGGTCTTTGAATCTACTAATGCTTGAATGGGCAAATCGTGGAATTAACCTGTGGACTATTGAGCAGGGCCAGATAAACCTTGTAAACGGGCAAATATCCTACGCAATCCCCACAGACACGGTAGATCTACTAGACCACGTAATTCGGACTGGTACTGCATCTAACCAGCAAGATATTAATATCAGCCGTATTTCAGAGTCTACGTACTCAACCCTGCCTAACAAGAACGCTAGTGGTCGCCCGATACAAGTTTGGGTCAATAGACAGACTGGGGTCCCTAGGTCTACTGCAAATACTACGTTGTCAGCAGGTATAACAGCAACCGCCACAACAATCAACGTAACATCTGCCGCCAGTCTCCCCTCAGTTGGGTTTATCAACATTGGGTCAGAGACTATTACGTACCAAAACATCGTTGGAAACCAGTTACAGTATTGCTTCCGGGCACAGAACGGGACTACAGCAGCAGTACATAACACCGCTGCACCGGTAACAAGTATCAACTTACCAAATATAAACGTATGGCCTACGGGTGATGGCGGTGGTCCTTACACCTTTGTGTACTGGAGACTACGTAGGATGCAGGATGCGGGTGACGGCAATACAACCCAAGATATTCCATTCAGACTACTACCGGCACTTGTTGCTGGGCTTGCAGTTCAGTTAGCGATGAAGTTGCCTAATGGCATGGAAAGGCTTCAGATGCTTAAAGCAATGTACGATGAGCAATGGATGTTAGCTTCTGATGAAGATCGTGAAAAGGCTCCGATAAGGTTTGTGCCTCGTCAATCGTTTAATTACTAGGCGGGTACATGCCTTCTAAGTATGCGTCAGGCAAAAATAGTATATCCGAGTGTGATCGGTGTGGGTTTAGGTACAAGCTAAAAGAGTTAAGACGACTAATAATTAAGACTAAGAACGTAAATATTCTAGTCTGTGGTAACTGTTGGGAACCAGATCAGCCGCAGTTGTCTCTAGGTCTGTATCCTGTATCTGATCCTCAAGCGGTGCGTAACCCAAGACCAGATTTAAGTTACTATGCAGCAGGTAGTACTGGGCTACAGATAGAAGAGCTTACTAGCCCTACCCCAGCAGAGCTTGCTGATCCTATGGCTAGTGGGGTACAGAGTATGGGTAGTCGTATAACCCAGTGGGGGTGGAACCCAGTGGGGTTAAATAATGTGCTAAACTTACCGAATGTTAACAATGATCTAATATCAGTTGGCGCGGTTGGAACAGTAACTATAACAGTAACCTAAAGGAGCATATCATGGCTAAAGGTGGAAAGACTAACGAGCAAATGAAACAACTAGGTCGTGGCCTAGCTAAAGTAGCTAACCAGAAGAAATCAGTTCGCAAAGTACCTGTATCAGTTCCTAAACCCGGTATCTAAGGAGTATAGAATGAGTGAATTTAACTTTTTCCCCGGGGATACAGCTAATCCTTGCGAGAAGTATACCCAGCCAAAGCCATATAGCGTAGACCTCAAGAACAGCAGCTACCCTAATAACGTGGCTAACACCCAGACTGAAAAGACTCGTGGTACTGGTGCAGCTACTAAAGGTAAGAACCACGCTAGGTTAAAAGTCGGTAAGTAATGAATTACGCTGAGCTCTCTTTAGCAATCAAGGGATACTGTGAAAACACGTTCCCAGAGACGATCTCGACGTTTACAACGGCAGATCAGATTGCTACGTTTGTCAGAAATGCTGAAGAACGGATATACAACTCTATTCAGTTTCCATCGCTTAGGAAGAATGTAACTGGGGTATTAACCACTAGTAATAAGTACTTATCAGCCCCCTCAGATTTTCTAGCGGTTTACTCAATGGCGGTGATAGACGCAGACGGGATATATTACTTCTTGCTTAACAAGGACGTTAACTTTATTAGAGAGGTGTTCCCTAACCCAGCTAATACGGGTCAGCCTACGCATTACGCTCTGTTTGGGCCTACGACAACGAATACAAACCCAGCCGTTATAACAAATGAGTTGAGCTTTCTTCTTGGACCAACTCCTGATTCGGCGTATGACGTAGAGATGCACTACTACTACTATCCAGAGTCTATAGTCACAGCAGGCACTACTTGGCTTGGAGATAACTTTGATCCAGTACTGTTGTATGGGTCATTGCTCGAAGCTGTTGCTTATATGAAAGAAGAACCAGAAGTATTGTCTACGTACCAGAAAAGATACGACGAAGCATTAGCAATGGCTAAACGTCTGGGTGACGGCATGGAAAGACAAGATGCCTACCGATCTGGACAAGTGCGAATAGCCGTAACATAACAGAGGTCCTAAGTGGCACTAACCCAAACATTATGTACGGTGTTTAAAACTAACCTGCTAAGTGGGTTAGAGGACTTTAATACCGGTACGATTTACACATATAAAATTGCCTTGTACACTGCGGCTGCGGCATTAAACGCAGATACACTTGCTTATACAGTGGATGGGGAAATTACTGGGGCTGGGTACACGGCAGGAGGTGAGGTTCTAACTCCAACGGTTCCAGCTAGTAGCAGTGGTACAGCGTATGTAACATTTGCCGATGTGCTTTGGGACCCCGCCCAGTTTACTACAGCAGGGGCATTAATATACAACAGCACAACAGGGGCTGCAGTTGCCGTGTTAAATTTTGGTTCGGATAAGACCGCGACCTTAACATTTGAAGTACAGTTTCCAACTGCAACAGCGACAACCGCAATTATTAGGTTTTCCTAAAGGAGTTTCAAATGATTTCAAACAAAGCTAAATCTGTAGACAAAGTAGGCGCGTGTGCTTTGCTAGGCGGGGCAACAACTTCCACTGCTGGTGGCGCTGGCGTATTCACGATACAATGTTTTGGTCAAGATGGCAACCTGAAGTGGGAAGAAAAGAACCCAAATCTGGTTGTTAATGTAGGGCTTAAAGACATGAACGCGAAGTACTTCTCTGGATCTGCCTACACCGCAGCTTGGTATCTAGGTCTGATTACTGGTCCCGGCTCAGGCACAACCATTGCTGCAGCAGATACCTTGGCTTCACACGCTGGATGGACTGAGTACTCAACCTACACAGGTAATCGTCAGGCTGTAACTTTTGGCACGGCAACTACTGCGGACCCTTCAGTGATTGATAACTCAGGCGCGCCCAATGCGTTTATTATTACTGCCCCCGGTGGTACTGTTGCTGGCGCGTTTCTTTGTACTGTAGCTACTGGTACGGTGGGTACTTTGTTCTCGGCTTCTGACTTCCAGTCCCCCGGTGATCGCGCTGTAGTTGCTGGCGATACCTTGAATGTTACTTACACATTTAGCCTTGATGCTGCATAAGGAGATATAAAAATGGCAACTAAATTTACTAAGGGTCAGGTTGTTAAAGTTCAAGCAACCGATCCTCAAGGTCCGGTACAAGCACTTCGTATGACTGAAGATGGAGAGTTCTTCTACCATATCGAGTGGACTGATGCTGACGGAGTTTTACAAAACCGCTGGTTCCCAGAAGCTGCTTTGACCGAAGCGTAATGTGTTTGGAATCTCATCATTTGCGGCTGCACCATTTGCGTCACTAGCAGGAGCTTTTCTCAACGCTGAGGTTAGCGAGTCAGCTTCTGCTTCTGATGCTATTGCAGCGGCACTAAACTTTTCATCAGCTATAGCTGAGTCTGTAACAGCTTCGGATCAAGTCTCTTCAAGTCAGTACCATACCTCTGCCATACAAGAATCAGCTTCTGTATCAGACTCAGTCTCTACTGCTCCAATCTTTGTTGGTGTGATACAAGAAAGCGTAACTGCGTCAGATTCTGTTGAAGGAAATTTTGCCACTTCTACAGAAATAAGTGAGTCAGTTACTGCGGCAGATGTTGTGCTTGCGGCTGCTGATCTAAACTCAGCTATAGATGAGGCTACTTCAGCTTCAGACCAAACATCCTCATCGGTTACATTCCCACGGTCAATACAAGAATCTGCTACTGCAGAAGATCAAGTATCCTCGATAGTAGAACTAAACGGCGCTATATTAGAGTCAGTAACTGCCGCTGATACAGTGGGTGCTATAGCTGAAATGAACTCAGCTGTTACAGAGACTGTCTCTGCTTCTGATGTTGTAGGGGGTCTAGCTACATTTGGAGTTGATATAGCAGAGCAGGTAACAGCGTCTGAGCAAGTATCCGCAATAGAGGTGTTTGCAACCAATATAAATGAATCCGCTACAGGCGCTGACCAAGTCTCTTCAAGTCAGTACCACACCTCTGTTGTACAAGAGTCAGCAACTGCGTCTGATATTGCAGCGGCATTAGCCTACCTTAATGGGTTTATTAATGATGGAGCTTCTGCCTCAGATTCCGTTGAAAGTATGGCGGAGTTTCATTCAAGCGTACAGGAACTGATTAACGCCGCTGCGACCCCTTCTTCTGCCGCTAACTTTATAGCTTCAATTAATGAGCTTGCTCAGGCTTTAGATTCTCCTACCAGAAGGCTGCTCTGGGAGTTAATCAATGACTTTGAGGTTACCAACTGGAATACAATAAATACCGCTGATTCATCTCAGTGGGCTAATTTAAACACTGCTGCGACAACGACTTGGAGTACAATAAATACTTCAGAGGGCGCAACTTGGAGTACAATAAATACTTCGGATGCAGGCGGTTGGCAAGTGATTAAAACTCAACCATAATAGGAACATATGGCACTCATCTTAGCTGACAGAGTAAAAGAGACTTCCACCACCTCAGGTAATGGCGTATTCACGCTTGCTGGAGCTGCTTCTGGCTTTCAATCCTTTGCTGTAATTGGGAATACTAATACCACTTTCTACTGTATTGCAGGACAAGGAACTAGCGAGTGGGAAGTAGGTATAGGCACATATGCAACTTCTGGCACTACTCTAACTCGTACTACGGTTTTATCTAACAGTTCTGCTACACAACCTTCAGCTCTTTCTTTTGCTGCCGGGACCAAAGATGTATTCGTTACCTACCCTTCAGAGAAGTCAGTCAATCTAGATGCTTCAGGTAATGCAACTGCATTAGGCACTCCAGTAGCCTTTACAGGCACAAACATTACAGGCACAGCTACAGCCTTTACTGCTAGTAACGTAACCACTAATGCCAATTTAACAGGAATGGTTACGTCTGTAGGAAATGCAGCCTCTTTAGGATCATTTACTTCAGCTCAGTTAAGTGCGGCATTAACAGATGAAACGGGTACTGGAGTAAATGTATTTGCAACTAGTCCTACTCTAGTTACACCTTTATTGGGTACACCAACAAGCGGCGTTTTAACCAACTGTACAGGTTTGCCTGTAGCTGGTGGCGGCACTGGTGTTGCTACTACAACAGCTTATGGCATACTGGCTGGTGGAACTACTGCAACAGGGGCTTTTCAAAATATAGGTACTGGAACTTCCGCACAAGTTTTAACTAGCAATGGAGCAGGGGCATTGCCTACATTCCAAGCAGCTAGTGGTGTAACCACAGTTGGGTTTGGAACTACTGGGCTGACTCCGTCAGGAGCTACATCAGGTGCTGTGACTGTCGCGGGAACGCTTGCTGTTGCTAACGGCGGCACAGGTGTAACTACTTCTACTGGTAGCGGTGATAATGTGCTGGGTACTAGCCCAACATTAGTAACCCCAGCTTTGGGAACCCCTGCAAGTGGGGTTCTAACTAATTGCACCGGTACATCTACGGCGTTAAATGCCGGTATAGGGGTAGGACAGACTTGGCAGAATGTGCTTGCATCTCGAGCGGCGGCAACAACTTATACGAATAGCACTGGAAAACCTATCTTTGTTCTCATTACATGCACATCTGGGGGAACAACTATAATTGGAACTATAAATGCGCTCACATTTAACACCGGAATTGCGGCAGGGGCTTATTACAATTGCTCTACTCTCTACTTAGTTGTGCCAAACGGCAGCACTTATAGAACCAACTCTTTTGGAGCTGGCTCTCAGTCGTGGCATGAGTTGCGTTAAAAAGGATATTTGGGAATGGTTTACTACGAGGATTTAATAGTTAACGAAGTCTACGGATATGATGAGACTGAGCCATCGCAACTGCCATATATACAGCAGGCTATTAATAATGGATGGGAGAATATTACTGGCAGCTACCCGCCGCCCCCATCTCCACCTACAGCAGAAAATAATAAAGCAACTGCAGTCTATCTCTTAGATGAAAGTGACTGGACAACCATAGCTGATGTAGCTAACCCTATTAACAGCCCGTATCTAGCAAATCAGGATGAGTTTATGGCGTAT